ATGTGGCAGCAGCTTGCAACGCAGCCTGAGCGCTTCAGCGAAACCATCGTCCTGCTGGCCATCGGCGGCGGCGTCATGGGCGCGGCGCTGTACCACGCCTTCTTCGGCGCCCTGGCCGTTGTGTTCCAGGCTGTGGGCGACTTCCTGGCCCGGCGCAACCGCATCGCCCATGCCCGCAAGCGTGCTGCGCTGTTCTCGCGCCTGGCACGTGGCGCGCAGGCCGAGCTCGATAAGCTGCAGGCAGCGCAGGAGCAGGCACAGGGCGCTCCCGCTGGCGGCGCCGTGGCGCGAGCCTGCGAGCGCAGCGGCGACGCCGGCGCAGGTGTCTGATGTACTGCATACAACCCGGTGCCCAGCAGCAAGTCGAGGTGTCATGCGACACGCCCGACGCGCTGCTGGTCATCACCAGGCTGGAACTGGCGCAGCTGTCGCCGTTCTACCTGGATCTCGAATCGGCGGTGGAAATCTCAGGGGCCATGCTGATGGCCATGGCGGTGGCGTTTGTGCTCCGCCAGGTCCGTAAATACCTGGAATCGAAGGAAGAAGAATGAACCTCATCAACGCTGTGAAGCGCCGCGCCCAAGCCGCTGGCTCCGATGTGGCAACCGCTGCAAAGGTGCTGGTCGCTGGCTCGACCTTGGCATTGGCCTCTGGTGCGCATGCCGCTGGCGTGACGATCGACACGACTGACATCGTGTCGACCATCACGGGCGGCGTGACGGCCATCTCCGCTATCGGAGTGGCCGTGATCTCGCTGGTGGTCGTGATCAAGCTCTACAAGTGGGTTCAACGCGTGCTGTAAGCGCGTGCAGCAGGCCCTGATGGCCCGCTGGTTAGGGGCGCTCATGCGGCTGTGTGAGCGCCCTTTTTTTATGCATGGATGGAGAACGCAATGAACGGTTTCTGGGTGCTTCTGACGATGCTGCTCTGTGGCGGCATCATCTTTTGGCCGTGAGGGTGCTATGGCTCATATTTACCGCGTAATTGCGCTCACATTTTTTCTTTCTTTTCTACAGTCTGCCTCTATAGCTGCGCCTTTCTGCAGCCCAGGAAACTATCCATCCACGAATCACGCTAACGAACCGCAGGTATCTAAGTCGTGGCGCTGCTTTGGCGAGGCATGTGGCTGGGAATATATAGGGGGCTCCGCAGGAAGTAGTGGGTATTTCCAGCGTATGTGTTTCGCAGAGCCTCAGTGCGGCATGAACGCGGAGAGGGTTAATAACTCTTGTCAATGCAAGTTAGGTTTTAAGGAAAAAGACGGGGTTTGCCAACCTAATCCTGACGATAAATGTAGTGGGCTACCCCAATGGTGCAGCGATAAGAAAGGATTCCCCACCGAGTTCGAGGGACGCGGCCAGGGGCAGATTTCTTCTGCCATGCCGCTGAGAAATTCATCGCGGGCGCTGGCGGTGGAGGGTCGTCGTGGGAGCCAGAGTTTCCGGGCTGCAGTAAGGGCTGCATGATCAGTTCGGGGAGCACCACAATATCGGCACAGGACAACTCGGGCCAGTGGTGGACCAAGGGCTCAGGCAAGTACGTTGGATCGACATGTGATCCTGACGTCATCAACAAGCTCAACGAGGGCACGCCCGAGGAACAGGAAGTCAAGCCGCCGAGCACGAAACCACCTGGTAAGTGCAACGGGCAGCAGGGCACCTATAACGGCGTTGAGGTCTGCTTGCCGTATGAGAAGGTCACCGGCGACGACAAATCGAAAACGGAGACCGGCGCCGATGGCTCCAAGAAGGAAACCACCACGAAGACCACATGCACGTACAGCCAATGCACCACAGAGACGAAGGTGGTAGACAAGGACAAGAACGGCAACACCACTGGCACAACCACCACAGTCGTCAACGCGCCCAAGGATGAGTACTGCGCGCGCAACACAGCCAGTGCGGTGTGCAAGGGGCTCAACCCGAACGACAAGGGATCGGGTAACGGCACTGGCACAGGCGGCACGGGCGGCACGGGCGGCGGGAACGGTACTGGCGGCAATGGGAACGGCGAAGACGACGGCGACAAGAGCAGTTTTGGCGGTAGCTGCCAGGCGGGCTTTACGTGCGAGGGGGACGCACTGCAGTGCGCCATGGCGCGCGAGCAGCACAGGCGCAACTGCGAGCTGTTCGAAAAGGACACCGACGCCAACAGCCTGACCAACCGGGCCATCAACGGCAGCGATGACAAGAGCGCCGATGCCATGAGGGATCGTGCGCAGCAGGTCAGCGTAGGCACTTTCGACCAGGCCGGGCTTGGCTGGTCTAGCAGTTGCCCAGCGGACCCATCCATTCCTCTGAATTTCGGCGGCACGAGCTCCGAATTCAAGATTCCGTTCAGCCGCATCTGTGGGCCGCTGAGCATCCTGTCCTCGGCCGGCGTCGGCATCACCTTGCTCGGCTGCATGGTGTGGGTGCTGGGCGGCAAAAAATCATCTGCATAAGGGGTCCTCATGCCATTGATCGTTTCCTATCTCCTGGGTGGTCTCCTTCAGATCGCAGGCAGCTTGGTCGGCCGTGTCCTGCTGGCCCTGGGCTTTGGCTTTGTCGAGTACGTCGGCATCAGCACATTGCTCGACAACGTGAAGCAGCAGGCCACAGGCCTGATCGGCGCCGTGGGCGCATCCAGCTTGGCCGAGTGGGCCGGGTTCTTCCGCGTCGACGTCCACCTGTCGATCATCCTGAGCGCCATCGGCGTCAAGGTCATGCTCAACGCGCTCGGCGGCGACAAGGTGCGCCGCCTGGTGCAGCGATAGGAGGCCGGCATGCCCATCAACTTCGTCACCGGCCTGCCGCGCCACGGCAAGACGCTCTGGACGCTGCAGCACGTCCAGGACCTCGCCAAGGCCGAGAGCCGTACCGTCTACACATGCAACATCCCCGAGGTCACGATAGAGGGTTGGCAGGAGATCGATCACCCCGATAAGTGGATGGAGTTGCCCAACGATTCGATCATCGTCGTGGACGAGCTGCAGGACTTCTGGGGCATGGCCAGCAGCGGCGCGCGGGTGCCGCTCCCCATCCTGGAGCTGTCCAAGCACGGCAAGCGCGGCATCGACTTCTACTTCATCACGCAGGACCCGACGTTGGTGCACCAGACCCCGCGCAAGCTCTGTGAGACCCACTACCACGTCGTCCGCGCCTTCGGCAGCGAGAACGCGATGGTGCACAAGTGGCCGCGCATGCAGACCGACCCAGAGAAGGTCAAAAGCAAGTCCGAAAAGCTGCCCTGGCGTTATCCCAAACAAGCGTTCGGCAAGAAGGACAAGGCTGGCAATTGGATCACCAAGCCTGGTACAAAAGCGCCGACGTGCACAACATCAAGCGCCAGATCCCGCTGAAGGTCTGGGCAATTCCGGGCGCTGCGCTACTGGCTGTGCTGGCGATTTGGGGCGGCATCAAGCTGTTCGGCGGCGTGCTGGACAAGGCCCGAGGCGGTGCCGCCTCCGCCTCCGCCGCGGCCACCGCGCCTGGCGCGCAGCCGCCAAGCTCCGCGGCCGCCAGCGGCGGGGCAGGTCCTGGAGGCTCGGGGGCACGGGAGCCCAAGACCCCCGCGCAGTACGTCGCAGACTACAAGCCCCGCATCCCGGGCTTCCCACACAGCGCCCCGGCCTACGACCAGGTCACGCAGCCGGTCGAAGCACCGTACCCGGCTGCGTGCGTTGCCATGGGCAAGCGCTGCGACTGCTACACCCAGCAGGCCACGCAGATGACGGTGCCTAAGGACGTCTGCCTGCAGATCGTGCGCAAAGGCTATTTCGTTGACTGGCGCATGCCGCAGCGCGAGCAGCCATCGCAGCGCCAGGCCAGGGCCGAGCAGCCAGCGCATGGCGCGCAGCCGGTGCCGGCACTGCCCATGGTCCAGCTCGTGCCGGCGCCGTCGCTGCAGCACCAGGTGCAGCAGTTGGCCCAGCAGCAGCCCGAGCCCGAGGGCTACCTGCAGAGCCTGGCGCGGCGCAATGCGCAGGTGCGATCGACGCTGCTCAACTGAGCGCAGGCCAGAGGATTTGCACGGGGAAACCGCCAGGTTTTCACGGGCAAACCGCAGGGCAGGAGCGGCCTGGCCACGCTGGCTGAATGACATGACCAATGAATGCAGAGCAATTTCTATAACCCCTGGTTCTTAGCGAAGCCAGAGGATTTCGACGAGGAAAACGTAGTTTTTCACGTTGAAACCGCAGGGCGCAGCAGGGCACGGACGGCATTTTGCCGAGAGGCGGTATCACGGCATTTTTGCGGGAGCGAGAGGATTTCACAGGGGAGACTGGAACAGTCTTCACTGGGAAACCGCAGCGCGGGAGCTGGGCACTATCTCTGCACGGGTAGCACGGGGGTATCGGGGGCGAAGCCCCTGATGATCAACTTGTCCCGCGCGACGTACCCGGCGATGTGCTCACGATCTTCCCAGCGCGCCTGCGCGAGCTTCCAGCTCGACCAGGTCGAACACTGCCGCGTCGTTGCATCCACGGCCGCGCCGGCCCAGGTCCGCGAAGCGCAGCGCCTGGACTCAGCGGGCCGCAAACCGCCGCCCTAAAAGACAACGGCTGTTGCGCGTAGCGCCTCGGCTGCCGTGTGCAGCCCTGGCTCACATTGCGAACGCCCTGTGCCCTGCTCTCTCACTCAAACACACACGCACGGCCACACCCCAGCTCAATAGCATCTGGCCGGTCGCAATAACGGAAACAGAACATGCTGATTGGTTACGCTCGTGTCTCGACACGGGACCAAGAGACACACCTCCAGCTCGACGCGCTGAACCGCGCAGGCGTCACAAAGATCTATCAAGAGAAAACCAGTTCAGTGAGCGCGCGCCCGGAGTTGCAACGCTGTCTTGCAGCGCTGCAGCCGGGCGATACTCTGGTGGTCTACAAGATGGACCGCATCGCCAGATCGCTGCTCGATCTTCTGATGATCCTCGACCGGATCAAAGCCTCTGGTGCTGCAGTGCGCTCCCTCACCGAGCCGCTGGATACAACCGGGCCGCTGGGCGTCTTTATGGTTCAGATTCTCGGCGCGGTGGCCCAACTGGAGCGCGGCATCATTCGCGAACGCACGGTTGCTGGACAGGTCGCGGCGATCAAGCGCGGGCGCGTATTCGGCCGACCGAAGAAGCTGGATGATGAGCAAGAAGCGCAGGTTCTGCGCATGCTGGCCGAGGGCTGGACCAAGTCAGCAACAGCGCGCCATTTCGACGTGTCCGTGATCGTCGTTCGCCGCATCTCGGACGAAGCGAGCGGGAAAAGAAACACCGGCAAGCTGCCGGTGTTGCGCAAGTACCTCGACGAGTAGTCGCCATCTGTGACGGCTACTACTATGGACTTTCATGCTGGATTCTTTCAGCCTCGATAATACGGCCATGCCCCAAATTCAATTGACTCCCGCCGAGCGCCGGGAACACCGCGCCAACGCACACCACCTGGACCCCGTGGTCCTCATCGGGGGTGACGGCCTGACGGCTGCCGTGCAAAAGGAGGTCAACGCCGGCCTTAACGCACATGGCCTGATCAAGGTCCGTGTCTTCAACGACGACCGCGCCGCACGCGAGCAGATGTATCTGCAGCTGTGCGACGAGCTTGGCGCTGCACCCATTCAGCACATCGGCAAGCTGCTGGTGCTCTGGCGCCCCATGCCGGAAAAGGAAAAAGCCATCGACGAGAACCGCATGCCCGGCCCTCGCGATGTCAAGCTGCTCAAGTTCAGCAAGCGCTCGGGCCAGAAGCCCGAGGTCAAGCAGATCCGCGTGCTGGGCAACCAGCGCCTGACGGCAGGTGGCCAGGTCAAGCGCGCCAAGCCCAAGCAGAAGTCGGTCAAGAAGCGTCAGGCAGACTGAGTCCGCCGCATCCATGACCGTAGCATCCCATGCCGCCAGCGTGGCCCAGGCCGCGCAACCGCCCTCCGCCTCCCCCTCTGCGCAGCAGCGCTTCGTGATCTGCATGAAGTGGGGCAAGAAGTACGGTCCGGAGTATGTCAACAGGCTCTACGCCATGGTGCGTCGGCATCTGAAGGGCGATTTTCGCCTTGTCTGCCTGACCGATGACGGCGTGGGGATTCGCGACGAGGTCGAATGCCTGCCGATTCCTCCGCTGAACCTGCCCGCGGGCATTCCGGAGCGTGGTTGGAACAAGCTGGCCACCTTCAGTGCCGACCTGCACGGCCTGCGCGGCACGGCGCTGTTTCTTGACGTGGACGTGGTCATCACCGGGCCGCTGGACGATTTTTTCACCGAGCCCGGCGAGTTCCTGATCATCCACGACTACAAGCGTCCGTGGCGCATCACGGGCAATTCCTCGGTGTACCGCTTCGAGCTGGGTGCCCACCCCGAGGTGCTGGACTACTTCCGCACGCATTTCGAAGAGATACGCCGCAACTTTCGCAATGAGCAGGCCTATCTGTCCGACATGCTGCACAAGCAAGGCAAGCTCAAGTACTGGCCGCAGGCCTGGTGCCCCAGCTTCAAGTACCACTGCATTCCCGCATGGCCGACGAACTACTGGAAGCCGCCCTTCGTGCCGGATGGTGCGCGCGTGGTGATCTTCCACGGCGAATGCAACCCGCCTGACGCGTTGGCCGGCCGGCGCAATCGGCGCTTTCGCTATATCCGGCCTGCCACCTGGGTGGCCGAGCACTGGCACGAGTGA